CGAACTGCGCAGGCGATTGGTGCGGACGCTTAAACTTGAATCCGTGGTCGGCCCGGACAGATGTCCCTGCTGAATGCGCGCGACCGTGAGCTGGTTTTGATAATCCATCTCGCGGGCGATGGCTCGGGCGTGACCCGCCGGATTCTTGATGCGCGGGATCGCGTCCACCAGCTCGCCGGAAATTTCAATGTCGAAGAGTTGGTTCATACCAGGCTGTAACGGATGAACTGGCTGATGAGCGACTTCACCTGGGGAATCAAGTCCATGTCGCCAAAGACCTGCTGCGGCACGGTCTTGCCCTCCGCAGCGCCGGCCACGATCTTGACGCCACGCGGATCAATCGTCTGCCAGACGTGCTTGCATTGCAGCAGCCAGGCGAGCTTCAGCTCGCTCGGCAGACCGGCTGCGCCGGCCGGCAACGGTGACGGAAAATCCGCGTCATCCGGTTCGAGCGTTTCCCAAAAAAAGCCGCCGGTGAAAGTGAAGCGCACCTGGCCGTAATACGGGCCGGCATCGCCAGGGCCGCAATCCACGATGCCATTGGCCAGATCAATGGCGCGGATGAAATTCGGATCGGCCTGCGTCACCCAGCCATCGGCTTCCTGAATTTTCACTTCCACCTGGCTCACCGCCTCCAGCGGCGTGCGCGGAAGCAGAAATTCACAGCGGTCGGCGGGAAACACCGCCGTGTCATTCACGAGGCGGGAAAACTTGCGGTTGCAGAATTGTTCGATCAAGCCGGCCATGCCAACGCCGAGATCAATGAGCTGCTTGTCATAAGTCGTGCCGGCACGCAGCGCGGGTGCCAGCAAATGCTCCTTGAGCGTGTCGAGATTGGCGAAGCCGGTGTTCATTTTCGGGGATGGGGTTTGGCGTCTGGCGTCTGGGGTTTCGGTTGGGAAGCAACCGCCAAAGGCGCAGGCGCGCGGCCACCAGGCTGCGTGGTAAGTTCACGCGTCTTGTCCGGGCGCAGCATGCGATCCTTTGGCGGTTGTGATTGCATGGCGGTTATTCAGGCCAGTGCCAGGTGTTGCCGGCGGCGTCATCGCGCCAGGGCGCTCCCTTGACGGCGAGCGGGCCTTTGCCGCTTTCCACGTCCAGGTCAACGACGCGGCTTTCCAAGTCGGTGTAAACCGAGGTTACTTTCGCCGTCAGAACCTTGCCGGCGAGCTGCGGCTTGTCCGTGCCATCGGGCCACACGTAATTGACCGTGTCGCCGATCTTGGGCAGCGGATCAGGCAGCGGGATTTCAGGTGATTTTGCTTTTGCCATAATTTTATAATTCAAATTGGCCGTCTCTCCGACCTGTCACGCTTTACCGCGTTGGTGATGCAATCCACTCATGCAACTAGGTTGACGGAGAACCCCCGTCATTCAGGAATCAGGATGCGCTCAATTGCAGCGCCGCCGTGGAACTCTGGCCCATCAAGTGGATGTCAATGCGCTCCAGCGCCCGGATGCCGATTTCGTCGGTGGCGAAGTAAACGTCGCGGCTCGTCTCCACGCTCATCGTCATGCGCTCGCCGAAATACCACCACGACAAATCACCGAAGTAGATTTGGTAGGCGTTCAGGGTGGCGCTCGTGGAATACACGGGCATGGTGTTGACCCATTCAATCGGGAAGCCATCCAGCGTGGCCGTGCCGTCCGCATTGCGGATGTAGGGAGTAACCGTGGCGGAGGTGTTGTAGGTGACAAACAATGCCTCCATTGTCGGATGCGCATAGTAGCGCGAGGTCTTCAGCACCGCGCCCGTGACCTTGGTGCGGAGGGTGCGGCAGTTCGCCAGCGTGATCTTGTCCGAAGACGAGTTCGTGGCCGCGAGTTGCAACACGGCGGAATCCGCGGTCGCCTGCGTGCCGACGCCGTTGATGCTGTTGTAGGTCGAGGTGCCGTCGCCGATGAAGACGCAGTTGTCTTCGAGCTTCGCCATTTCGCGGGCGATGTAGCGGGCCACGAACTGGCCGACCGCGACAATGCTGTCCGCGTCAATTTCAGACGGGATGCGGACAATGCCGCCGGCCTTGCCGGGCGTGAAGGTGATGAATTCCATCTGCGGAACCTTTTCACCCACGTTGCCAGACACGGCGATGAAACCGAACGCCGGCTCACCGGATTTCAGGCGCGGCAGTTTCACCGAGGAAGCGCCCAGCGGATAAACCGTCAACAGCTTGCGCGCCTGGCCATAGGCATAAACCAGTTCGACGATCTGCGAGGCATATTGCACCGGCAGGGGAATGTCGGTCGCAGCAATCGCGGCCTTGGCCTCCATATTCAGGAAGCCGGCGGCACGCTGGATCATGTCATCGGCGTTGGCGCCCTTCAGCTTGTTGCTGTTTGCGGCGCGCACGACGCACATGGCACCGATGTATTTAGCGCATTCCTCCGTGACATACGGAATTTTCGGGCCGTTCCCGACATCCACCCAGCGCACACCAGTCGGCGTGTTTTCAAAGAGCTGCTTGGATAGCTTTTTGACCGTGTTGTGAAGCTCATCCACACGGCTTTGCTCCGTCTTCAGCAGTTCGGGCAGTTTTTTAATGGCCGCCCAGCCGCCTTCCTGCTTGGCGACATCGTTCAATTCCTTGAAGGTTTCCCCCATCTTCTCGAAGTCCTTCAGGATGCCCTCGAACTCCTTGATCTGTTCGTCGGTCAGCGCCGTGATGCAGACCCGGCCGTGCCGATAGCCTTTGCTCATGGCGAACTGCATGAGCTGGTAGCACATGACGATCAGGAAGCACGCGGCCGGCGGCATGCCGAGCATGGCCAGGGCGAACGCGCCAAGGATGACGGCGGCAAGCGCGGTCAGGTGGCGATACGGTTTCAGAATTTTTTTCATAGTATTTTTTTATTTGGCTGCCGGATCATCCGGCTTGGTTGATGTTGTTTATTTGAGGCGGTCACGCAGCCCCTTCGCGAGTTGCAGCAAACGCACGTCATAGACACCCGCGCCGGACGTGCCACCTGTGGCGGCGGGGTCTGTTTCATCACTGCAAAATTGTTTCAGGTATTCGGCGGCGGCCTTCAGGTCGGCGCGTTCAACCGCGCCGGACTTCAATGCCAGGGCCACGGTCGCGCCCGGATTGGCCGGCACCACCACCATGCTGATCTCCAGCAGTTCACACTGCGTATAGGTGCGGTCGGGTTCGCCGGCTTTGTTGCCGTTCATCCATTCCTGCGGGATGAAGCCGACGCTCTGCGAGTTCAGGAAGCCGCCCTTGGCCATTTTGTAGGCGAGCGCGCCCATCGGATTATCCAGGCAAAACTCCACGCGGTTGCAAAGCTGGCCGTCCCTCACCTCCACGCTCACGGCCTTGCCGAGAATTTTTCCGATGCTCGAATAATCGTGGCAGTCGGGAACGACCGGGTTGGCGCGGAAATTCTTCATGTCGCCCCACGCGGTCGGCAGGATGACTTCGTTGTAGCGATCCACGCCGCCGTCGCTGCCGATGAAGTCAATCTGCGGCGCGGTGCCCGCCACCTCCTTGACGGTGAATTTCATGCCGCCGCGCAGGCCGGCCTTCCCGCCGTTGAGCGTGACCAGCCGCTCGCCGAATTCCTTGCTCACCTGGTCAAGAGATAGATCGTAAAATTTCATAATCATTTTTTAAGGAACTTCATTTCACCAATGCCGAAGATTTTGAACGTGATGGATTTTTCATCCTCGCCGGTTTTTTGCGCGGCCAGTCGCACGCACTGGCAGTTGATGATGTTATCCAGGGAAGCTCCGAGGGAATCATCGCCGGGATACATGAGCTGCTCGCCGCCCACCTCGAACGGCTCGTCAATCAGGATCGGATTATCAATGTAATCCTCCTCGGCGGCGGCGTGTGCTTCGCGCACGTGCGGGCCATGCGAGGAAAGCCAAGCCTTGTATTCAATGCCGGCATCGCGCGACGCCTGGTCGCGCGCCGTCTCGTAGGCGATGTTCACTTCCGTCATCGCCACGCGCTTCGCCTCGCCATCGGTCATCGTGTTGAACACGGCCTTGACGCGCGCCGCCAGCTCCAGATGTGTTTCGCCGGCTTCAATGCCCGCCGTCAGCGTGGTGTTGATCTGGTTGCGCACCGTCTCGCCGGTGCCGAGGATGCTGACTTTGCGCTTCGCAAGAAATTCCTTCACGCCGGCGGGCGGATATTCCCAGGGATCGTCGTGGCCGACCTCGGCGAGCAGTTCCTTGCCGGCGGATTGCAGCAACGTGGTTTGCGGCACGGCGAGTTCGCCGGCCAGCGCCTCGCCAAACGCCAGGTGCGAGAAGATGATGTCCACCAGGCCTTTTTGGGAAACCTCCGCGAAATCTTTTTGCAGATGGACTTCGGCCAGCTTCGCCAGCGCGCTGGCGCGGAATTTGTTCAGCACCTTGCCGGTCTTGCTTTTGAACAGGTTCACCTGGGCCTTGCGCGCCGCGACGTGTTTTGTCCACAGCGCCACTACGTCCACGCCCGGCTTGCGAACCGTTGGGCCATTGGATTTGATGTTCGCCAGCAATTTTCCCATGCGCGCGAATGGATTCGACTTCGCCTCTTCATCATTGGGTGCAGGCTCCGCCTGCTCCGAAGGCAGCGGTTCGGACGCCGCGCCGGCATCCTGCAAATTGAACGGCAGAAATCCTTTTTTATACCAGGCACGATCCGGGAGGCCGAGGTCGAGGTTGGTGTTGATGTCCTCGACCGGCACACCCATCGCAAACATTTTGGTGCCGGTGTCCCAGCGCGCCCGGCGCGCGGCCTGCATGATCGGCAGCGAATCCACATCAAACCAGCCGACGAAGTTGGGATCAAAGCTCGCCACGACCTCCGCGAAGGCATCCTCAATGCGTCCGCACAAGCTGCCGACCGTGGATTCGATGAAGCTGGCCTTCTGCGCGTCCAGCGATCCGCCCGCGCCGCCATCGTTCAGATCAGCAGTGAAGCCGGCCAAAGTTTCCGGCACCTTCAGGATGGCGAAAATCTCGCGCCGCAGGAATTCGCGCGTCTTGATGAATTCCATGTCCAGCATGGAGAGCGTCGGCTTTTCCACCTTCGCGCCGCCGAACAGAAACAGCGGACGATCCGGCGTGCCGGCCTTGCGCTTGCGCTCGCGCAAGGCGGATTCAATCGCGCGGCGCTGGTCGTCCTGCAAAATCTGATCCGTCGTGACGATCACGCCGGTGTCGGCGTTGTTCAGCCATAGCCCCTTCAGATATTGTTCCCCGGCAAAATCCGTCTGCGCCGGTGCGAGTGCCACCGTCAGCGGCGAGAGGCCGCGCCAGTAGAGATACGGATTCGGTAATTTCGACTGGATGACTTCCGTGGGAAGCAGGTATTGCGAGGACAAGGGCGACATCAGCGGCGAGCCGGTGTAACGCCAGGCCATCAGATCGTAACCCTGCACCACGTGCCAGAACATTTCCGGCGGCAGCGTCAGCAGACGCTTAACGCGCGGCTTGCGCTCGCTCATGTCCACCGGCTGGTCGGCCAGGTCAAGCGGCAGCACGAAAAACTCCCCGCGCAGCGACAACCAGGTGACGAGCATCTCGAAAAACATCTGGCTGTCCATCGTCGGATGCGGATGCTTGAACAGATCCACCACGTCGCCGGATTCGAGAATGTCTTCGCCCAAGGCGCGGCGGCAGATTTTCCGGTGGGCCGGATCAGCCGAGCTGCGGAGCGCACGCACCTGCCGGGCCTTCCCGCCGCTCACGCGCGATATGCGGAAGGGGATTTGAGCGACCGACTGCGCCAGAATGGAGACGGCGCAATAAACCCATGCCGACTGCGCGTAGGGCGTGTGCATCACCGCGCCGCGCCCGGCGTCGTCAATATCGGTGCCGCGCAGGAAGTCCTGCGTGGAGATGGATTTGGTGTCGCCGAATAAATTCATTTCTTTTCCTTGAGAGGGTTGCGGCAGATTTCAGCGGACATGGGCGGCATGGACTTGCCGGCCTTGACCCAGACCCAGGCCCGGCCAAACAGCAGGGCGGAAAACCGTTCCCGCCAGGTCATCTTCCAGGAGGACAGGCTGCGCTCGCCGTCGTTGAAAATCGGCAGGGCGGCGACCACATCCCGGCCGGTCGCCGGCTGGCCGACCGTGGTGTTTGCGAGAATGAAGTTTGTCGGTGTCATATCAAGCCAACCCTTTTCGCTGTAAAATTGTTTGTTGAGCGGGCAAAAATCGCCCCATTGCAGCGAACAGCAGGGGGCTGGCAGCGCTTTTGCAGCCCGGCAGCCACAAAGACGCCGCCGAAGCGACCAGCGGGCCGCGAGAGCGCCTGGCGGTGGATATGGAAAAGGGTGTCTTCATCCGACAACGGCGATGATGCCGCCAATCTTTTTACCCGCGTGAAGCGCGAGCGCTTTTGACCAGAAACGGTCGCAGTGGGAATCTGCCGACTCGCCGACGAAGCGGATGTTACCGCTGGCGGTCGTCTCCTTTTTAATGCCTCGAAGGTCGGCACGCAGGGCGTCGGACTTGGCATAGCGCAAGGTGCGATCTTCGTGAGCTGCGCGCAGCGGGAACGCCAGGTCTTCCTTCACGGTGCCGGTGAACCGGACGGCCTCGACGCGGGAACCGAATTTGCGGACGGCATTTTCCGCGAGCTGCATTCCAAGTCCGGTGGCGTCCACGCAGGCCCGGCGAACGGATGGCAGCGCGAGCAGCTTGTAAAATTCAAATTCCTGCTCGGCGAAACTTTTGCCGCGCATCTCCAGCCGCATCCGTTCCCAAAACACGTCGCCGACTTTTTCTTCCACATCAATGACCGACAGGTCAATGGTGCGCGCCACGTCGTAACCGATGTAGATTGGATTCGTGCAGGTTTGCAGATAGGCCAAATCCTTTGGTGCCGAATCATCCTCGCAAGCCGTGATCATGTCGTAGCTGATGAATGCCGTGGACTCGTCTGCCGGGATGCAGCAGAACTCTTGCAGCCATTGTTCTTCGTCCACGCATTCCCGGCGCTGGCGCGCGAGCCATTCCTCGCGCGTCTCATGTCCGCCGGTCGCGGCGTTGATTTTTTCCACGATGCCATCGGCCACGGCGCGCTGGATCGGAATCGTATGCAAACTCCAGCCCATCGGGTTGCCGCGCTCTTTGATGTCCACGATGAACTGGTTGAACTGCGTCTGCGAACCGCGATGTGTGCTGATGACGATAAATTTTCCACCCCATTGCGTGACCTGTTTGGCGATGGCGTAGAAGTCGCGCTGGTCTTTGTGGATCGCGGCTTCGTCCCAAATCACATGGCCGCTCTTGCCGACGATGGCATCCGGGTTGGATGACAAACAGTAGATGCAAAGTCCGTTGGCAAACTTCAGCACCTGCACTTGGACGGCCTTGCCGCCTTCGGTGAGCAACACCTGTTCACCCATGTCTTCCGCCGCAAACTGGAGCACGCGCGCCCAACGTTTGCAGTAGAGTAGAAATTGTTTCGCCTGGATCGCATCTCGGCTCACGACCCAAACATCAAGCCGCGCATCTTTTGGCGTGGCCAGCCGGACAGCCTTGTAGCTGGCGGCGTAGCTCAAACCAATCTGCCGGCCTTTCTCGACGATGATCATGCGCGAATCGTCGCGGATAAAATCCGCCTGATATGGCATGAAGAATTTGCCGGCGTCGCGGGGAATGGCTTTGGTTTGAACGGTCACAGTAGTTTTAGTTCCTGTTCGATCCGCGTGAGCGTTTCCGGCGTGATGCCGCCCTTCGTTTTCTTGGCATCGGCCAGCGCCGCTTGCGCGCGGTCGTAGGCCGCCGCCTTCTTTTCCAGCAACACCATCTTGCGCGAATCCAGTGAAACTTTCTTCGCGCTCAAATCCTGCTTCACGGTTGCCAGGCCAAGTTTGAAATCCCCGCGCGCACCGGCGCGCTGGTAGGCTTTCTTCAAAACGGATTCCCGCGCCTCGTCCAAAGTCCAGTTCGGATTTTCCGCCTGCGCCCGGCGCTCGTCCTCTTCCTGGCGTTCCGCTTCCACATCCAGCGCGCGTTGCTCCAGTTCCCAATCCCGGAACTTGTTCAACTGCGAGTCGTGCTTCAGGTTGACCTTCAGCCGGGCAAACATCTGCCGGCGAATTTCCGCCTGCGAGCAGTCCGGCGAGACAAACAATTCCCGCCAGTAATCTTTGGCATCCTCGGCGAGCGTGTCCCGCCACAGCTTTTTCAGCTTGGTGATTTCGCTTTCCGTTCCGGCGCGTAGTTTGGTGGGCGTGCTCATTCATTTGGCGAGTTCTGTGGCGACCAGGGCAAAGGCGAGCGCCGCCTCGTCCGACGACTTGACGATGGCGCGAAGCCGGTCGGCCTCGACGTTGATTTTTTCCTGCTGCTCTTTCGTCAGCCCGGCAATCAGACCTTTCATCAGGAGGTTCTCGGCGTTCATTGCAGCTCCAGTCTCACGGCCTCGCCGGCCTCGTTGATGTTCCATTTCATCTTGCCCTTGAACCGGGACGGCACGCCGGTGATCCATTTCTCGGCGTCGCAATTTTTTAGAACCGCTTCCAGCTCGGCGGCGCTGGGCTTGGGGTTGCCGA